GGCGGAACCGGAAAATTCCGTGGCATTTTCTTCAATCCGGCAAAGGCGGCGGACGATATTATTGACCGCAATACGGACATTACAACGATTACCACCATTGCAGACGATACCCTGGACGAGATTATTTACTCTTTCGGTGGGGACGAAGATGTGGAAGATATTGCCGTGTTAATCCTCAACAAGAAAGACCTTAAAAAGTTTGCAAAGTTGAGGGATAAGCAGGGGCGTAAAGTATACACCATTGTGAACCATGGCAACACGGGAACCATTGACGAGGTGCCTTATATCATCAATTCCGCTTGCGGAGAGGTTGGCGGCACCGCAGGAGCCTATTGCATGGCATACGGCCCGTTGAGCAATTACGAGGTTGCAATCTTTTCCGACATTGACGCACAGAAATCCACAGAATACAAATTCAAGCAGGGGCAGATTGCCTATAAGGCTTGTGTATTCATGGGCGGCAACGTGGTGGCAAAAAACGGCTTTATCCGTGTGAAGAACGCACAGGCGTAAGGACGGCATGAGAAAGGCGGCGGACAATGAATAAAACTGAACTGATAGCGAAAGCAAAGTTGAGGTTGCGTAAAATGTCCGCCGATACCCTGGACGAAGATGTGGAGCAGCTTATAAATGTTGCACTGGCAGACCTTAAACGTATCGGCGTACATTCTTCCTACCTGGACCCGGAAAACATCACAGACCCGTTGATTATTGAAGCCGCCCTGGTGTATGCAAAGGCTAATTTTGGAAACCCGGAGAACCACGGCGAGTTAATGGCGGCGTATGGCATGATTTGTACGAAAATCAAAGGGGGCGGCTACCATAGAAGCAATAGTGACACTGTTAGTTAAAAAAAATAAAACGGAATACCTGGAAAAAGAGGTATTTGCAGAAATCAACCCGGTAGGCCGTGACGAGTTTACGGCAGCCGGGCAAAAAGATTATAAAGCGTCCATGATGATTGAAGTATGGGGATTTGAGTATGAGGGTCAGACGGAAGTTATGGTGGACGGCAGGAAAATGGCAATCTACCGGACATATGGGCCGAAGAGCAACGGAAAGATTGAACTTTACGCCGGGGAAAGGATAGGCAAAAGTTGAGAACGGACATTGACGGGTTAGACGAAGCCATAAAGAACGAACTGGAAAATTGGAGTAATGGAGAATTAAGACGTGCGGTAAATGAAAGCCTGGAAGAAACGGCAGCCGCAGCCGCCGAAAGTTTGAGACGGGGCGGCCCATACCAGGAAAGAACGGGGAAATATACCAAGGACTGGACACACGACCAAAGGAGCAGCAGGACAAGCGTTATTACCGGATTGAATGGGTACAGTGTCTACAACAAAAAACACTATCAGTTGACCCATTTACTGGAAAAAGGGCACCAGTTACGCAAGGGCGGCAGGAAAGTAGGAAATGTAAAGGCGTTTGAACACATTGCACCAGTAAACGAAACCCTGGGAGATTTGGCCGTTTCAAAAATCCGTCAGAAAGTGAGGGGATAACATGACCGTAAATGTAAGCACTTTGGTGGAGAGGGCAAAGGAATTTTCAAAAAAATACGGTGCGCCAATAACTAAAAATCAGTTTGAGGGAACACTGGATGACCCGGTGCCGGAACTTCCATACATGGTTTGGCTATCCTCACATGAGACGGGAAGAGGGGCGGACGGGTTTAACAACCTAAAAGCCCAGGACGTTGACTTTGAACTTTATACGCAGCAGGACAACCAGGAACGTGAGGACCTGGCAAAAGCATTTGAAGCGGAAGTGTTGCCGGACGTGGAATATGACGTATTGGTGGCACCTATCCCGGACGAAGAATGTTTCCAAACGGCGTATGAAGTCCGGGGATTATTGACAAAAACGAAAGGAGTAAACAGAGCATGAACAAAGAAAGCATTGTTTTGGGTTCCGGCGATTTATATTGTACCGAGTTTATGGGAACAAATGCGGAGTTGCCGAGCAACGAAGTATTGGAAACCGAGGAAAACCGCCTGGGACATATCAAAGGCGGTGCAGAAATCGAGTATGCACCATCTTTCTACGAAGCCAAGGACGATATGGGCAAAGTTTCCAAAGTTATCCTTACGGAAGAGGAAGCAACCTTTAAATCCGGCATTATGACATGGTGCGGAGAGACATTGAAAAAGTTGTGTCAGACCGCAAGAGTGACCGAGGACCCGGCAAAGAAAATCCGCACTGTAAAAATTGGCGGCGTGGGAAATGCGGACGGAAAACGTTATGTTATTCACTTTGTCCATAAGGATAATGTGGACGGAGATATAAGAGTAACCATTGTGGGAAACAACCAGGCCGGATTTACGATTGCCTTTGCAAAAGACAGCGAAACGGTCATTGACGCAGAGTTTAAAGCCCAGCCCATGGACAAAGAGGGCACATTGATTACCTACCAGGAAGAAATGGACGTTACCGCCGCAAGCGGAGAGTAAGGACAGTAAGAGCGGCCAGGGAGCGGAACCCAGGCCGCTTATTTTGAAAGGAGAAAAGACCATGGCAGTAAAGGAATTTAATTGTAACAAGTTAAAAAGGACGTTCTGGCCTTTTACTTTAAAGGACAAGGTGGACGAAAACGGCAATGTGGTGGAAAAAGGAAAGAAAATTGTGGTCCGTATGCCGCAGAAGAAAGTTTTTGAAGCAATTAAGGATATTCAAGACATGGACGAGGATAACGCCACCGCAGAGGACACGGAAGCAATTTACCGCCTTGTGGCAGCAGTATTAAACAACAATATGGGTAAGGTTCCGGTAACAGAAGCGGACGTGGCGGACTATGACATTGAAGAGTGTACCGCCATTCTTAACGCCTACATGGAATTTGTGGACGAGTTAAGACAGAACCCAAACTAATCATGCCCTTTTATCCACGCCAGGATAAAGGGGACGAGATACCATATACGCTATCTACACGCCCGGAAAAACTGGTAATGGATTATTGCCATATCGACATATACGAAGTCCAGGAAATGGAAATAGATGTGTATTTGTTTTTCATGCGTGAAGCAATGATTTTTGAAAATTCAAAGACAGACGAGGGACGGGAATACCTTAGAAATTGTTGGAGAATGGAGCAGACAAAGCCGGACCGCGAGGGATTGCGGAAGAAATTTAAAAAGAGAGGGGGTTAAGACGTGGCAAACAATATTAAAGGTATCACTATTGAGATTGGCGGCGATACTACAAAACTGGATAAAGCCCTGGGAAGCGTTAATAAAAATGTAAAAAGCACTCAGTCTGAACTTAGAGAAGTAGAAAAATTACTGAAATTGGACCCTAAAAACACCGAAGCACTGGAACAAAAGCAAAAGTTACTTGCTAAAGCAGTAGGAGAAACCAAAGAAAAATTGGACGTTCTCAAAACAGCAGAAGCCCAGGTGGAAGAGCAGTTTAAAAACGGCGAAGTTTCAGAAGAACAATACCGGGCTTTAAAACGTGAGATTGAAGCCACAGAACTTTCCCTTAAAAAACTGGAAGAGGAAGCAAATAAAAGCAATCTTTCCCTGGAAAAAGTAGGGGAAGCGTTTGGAAAAGTAGGAAGCAAAGCAACGGACATAGGTAAAAAAATGCTACCAGTTACCGCCGGAATTGCAGGAATGGGAACGGCAGGAGTGGCGGCGGCCATGGAATTAGATGACGGTTACGACACCATTATCACAAAGACCGGAGCCACAGGGGAAGCATTGGAAGAACTCAACGCCGTGGCGGACGAACTTTTTACGGAAATGCCCATTGAAATGGCAGACGCCGGAACGGCGGTTGGCGAAATCAATACAAGATTTGGAGCTACTGGGGAAACTTTAAAGGGACTTTCAAAACAGTTTATAGAATTTGCAAACATCAACGGAACCGATTTAAATAACTCTATCGGTAAAGTTGATAAAATCATGGAGCAGTATAACATTGACGCAGCGGAAACGGGTAATGTTTTGGGCCTTATTACGAAGAAAGGCCAGGAAACAGGCATAAGCGTGGACACACTCATGGATAGTTTGCAAAAGAACGGTGCTACATTTAAGGAAATGGGCCTTAATATGGTGCAATCCACGAACCTTTTAGCACAGTTTGAAGCAAACGGCGTTAATGCAGACACGGCGGTGGCCGGGCTTAGAAAATCAATAAAGGCATATACGGACGAGGGCAAGAGCGTAGATGAAGCACTGGCCCTTACGATTGACAGTATAAAGAACGCTTCCAGTGAGACGGAAGCGTTGAGCATTGCCCAGGAAGTGTTTGGAACCAAGGGAGCGGCGGAAATGGCAACCGCCATAAGAGAGGGAAGAATTGACCTTGAAAGCCTTTCATCTTCCATGGAAGAGTACGGAAGCGTGGTTGAGGACACTTTTAACGCAACACAAGACCCATGGGACGAAGCGAAAGTGGCAACCAATAATCTGAAATTAGCAGCGGCAGACCTGGGGACAACACTTTTAGGGTCATTACAACCAACTATCACAAAGATTGTAAATAAGATAAAAGAATTTACGCAATGGTTTAAAAACCTTAATCAAAGCCAAAAGGAAACTATTATAAAAGTGGCCGCCGTAGTTGCGGCAATCGGACCGGCATTGATTATTTTTGGAAAAGTAGCCACAACAATTTCCGCCATAATTTCCGTGGTGGAAAAGATTGGACCGGCGGTAAAAGCAGCAAAAGCCGCATTTTCCGCATTTAATGCCGTACTGGCGGCCAACCCCATTATTTTAGTCGTGACGGCCATTGTGGCGGTTATAGCAATCCTGGTAACACTTTACAAAAAGTGTGAATGGTTCAGAAACGGAGTAAATGCAATATGGGAAGCGATAAAGAACGCTTTTTTTGCCGCATGGGACGGAATAAAGACGTTTTTTACGGAAACATTGCCAAACGCTTTTAATACAGTGGTTAATTTCATAAAAAGCAACTGGCAGGCCCTTTTATTATTGATTGTAAACCCGTTTGCCGGGGCTTTTAAACTTCTATATGATAATTGCGGTGCTTTCCGTGAATTTGTGGACAATTTTGTGCAAAACATCAAACAATTTTTTCAAAATTTGTGGAACGGCATTGTATCCATATTCCAGGGCGTGGGTCAATGGTTCATTGCGAGATTTACGGAAGCCTATAACGGCGTGACGGGTGTATTTGCGGCAATCGGCCAGTGGTTCGGTGCCCGGTGGCAGGATATAAAGAACGCCCTGGCAACGGTGGCGTCCTGGTTCCTCACTATGTTTACCAACGCCTATACCAACGTGAAAAACGTTTTTGCCTTAATCGGCCAGTGGTTCGGCGCCCGGTGGCAGGATATAAAGAACGCCCTGGCAACGGTGGCGTCCTGGTTCCTCACTATGTTTACCAACGCCTATAC